TATTAACTACCGAAACAAGTGCTTTTATTTGAGATATTTCACCATAACCAGAAGATATTGCACTATTTAACGCTTTATTATAATCATCTTGTGCATCAGTAGCCTTTTTAGTAGTTTCAAATACTTTAAATAAACCCATATCCCAAGCAGTAATAGCTGCTACAACTGCAGAGAATGCAAAATAAGCTGCACCTGCACCAGTAGCTAAACTTCCAAATAATGCTGGTAAGTTATTCTGAATACCTCTAAATCCATAAGGCAAATCTTGAACAACTAAAGCTAATGCTGACCATTGCTTATTTGAATTTTTTAAAGATGTTCCACTTGTATTTATTGTTTGATTTAAAAGTTTTAAATCAGCTTGTAAAACATTAATAGAAGCACTTGTAGGACTTATTCCATTAGCTACAAGAGCAATCATATATTTCTCTAATGCAGCAATTTGCTTTTGCGTATTTTCAATACTATTGCCAAATAGTTTGTTAGAAGCCGCAATGTTATTAATAGTCTTAGTGTACTGGTCGGTGGCCTTAATTATAATATCTACACCTTCATTATTCGCCATTATTATACTGGTTTAATATTTTCGTATTTTTTTAGTACCTCTTCTAACTCTTCGTTAGTCATTATCCTAAGATTTTTCTTCTTATTCCTCTTATCGCAATCTAACTCTAAAAGTTCAGTAGGCTTGACCTTCTTTCCTTTAGGTAGCTGCATATTGACAAGTATCGTAGTTTGCCATCTTGACCTCACCCATTCTTGCTCCTCTTTGTGTCTATAACCATACCAAATAAAGTCTAATTCAGCCATGGTCATCTCCCAAAACAAATGGGGAAGTATTTGACACTCCCCCATTGTATATCTTTCTATGTCAATCCATTCTAATTTTTTTTTTCTTCACCAGCCTCTGTTGACGTAGAACCAGGTTGCTCTAATCCGCTATTCATACTTTCTGATAGTGCAGCCATGATTTCTTGGAACTTTGTTCCACCGATACCACCCATGTCATCTATCCAATCGCATACGTCAATCTCCTTAAAATCTGGATTTCTGCCTTCCTTATAAAAAGGATATTCAGCAGCAGACCTTACTAAATTAACGACAGCGTCTAAAGCAGATTCACCGCTTAAAGCTGTTCCTATCTCTGTTGGGCCTATACCTTGTAACTGACAGAATCTTTTTAAAGACCATGTGCAGAAACGCAGCGGTATTACCTTACCATCAGAAAGTGATAGGTTAAATTGTCCTCTCATATATTTGGTTTTTAGTTTATGCGTTGGTAGTCATCACTAATGCTCCAGTTCCAGTGAATGATGCAGAATATGTAGCTGGAGATTCCATGTCACCAGTAAAGTCTAAAGACTCAACCGCTGCAGTTCCAGTCCAAATCTTGTCACCACTTACGAAAGTAGAGAAAGTCAAAGTTACATCAGTTCTTGAACTTACAGAAGAAAATAAATCTTCTACGTTGATACCAGCAGCAGCAGATTCGATAACCGCTAAGCCATCTGTTGTTACTGACCAAGAACGCTGTCCTTGAATTTGAGCTGCCCATCCACCGCTATCTTTTGTAGAAGCGTCTGGTAAGTCTGTTGATACTGATAAAGAGCAAGATGTAGAGTGAGCTACTGCTACTCCACCTATCTTTACTACAAGTAAACTGCCATTAAAAATTCCTGTGGTTGCCATATTATGTTTTTTTTATATGTTTAAAATCCTATTTATTATTTAATTATAATCTTATTTGTTCTTCTTAGTCTTTTAAAGTGACCATAACTTATTCCCATCTTCACACTTGCCTCTAATCTACTCTCAAATTCTCCCACAAATGTACCATTATCCGTATAAACGATACATGGCTTTTTAAGGTTGTCGTTCCCTCTTAATTTTGCAGATTCTGACATCTTCTTTTTAGACTCTTCACTTACAATCTTCCCCTTAGTCAATCCCCCCCAAGTATTACCCTTACTTCTTTCAGAAGTTGCTTTCTTTTGTGCCTCACTTTGTTTCCTACCTATACTTGCTAACCCTATTTTTCTTTTAGTTTCTTCAGATAATCTTGTATTAGCACCACCTGGTCTAATGTTATATCCGAAGTTTCTATCTGTTGCTCTTAGAATCTTAATGAACTGCTCTTCGTAAAGATTAAGACTTTCTAAGTCATCAGTTTTTAAGATGGTATAGAACATAAAGGAATCTATGCCATGTTTATTAAAAGAACGTTGAAGGTACTCGTTGTCGTGAGTACCCTTCTTTAGCCTTTGTCTATGGTAACTAAACCTAACTCTTGGCTCATTTATTGTTTGCCCTATATAAGCCTTCCCAGTATTCTTGTTCAGTATCTTATATAAGTACATATTATCCGATTTGAGTTACAAAGTGGTTTACCACTATAACTCTTCTAAAAATATATGTTTCTTCTACATAGTCAAAAGTAGCCTGGTTTGACACCATATTTCTTGTAACTATTTTGAAATCTGGAGAAGCATTTGGGTAATCTGCAGGAGCTACTCCTATGATTTCCAATAAGTCATTAGCCCATTCATCTACTGACTTTTGACCTACCTCTCCAGACTTAAATGTCCTATATACAATGTCAAACTGTATGCTTACATCAAAGTTATAGCTTGTTTTGTCGCTATTCTCTACTGATGTCTGAGAACTTATCAACAAGAATGGAGGCTCGGCACCATCTGGAGCTATGGTATCATATACCGATAACTCGTAGGAGTTAGCATTTATCTTGTCGAAATAAGCCTTTCGTATAGCATATCCGCAGTCTTTCATTATCCTTCTACCTCTACTTCTTTAGAATCCGTTTGTTGGCCATTTTGAGCCTCATTTAGCTCACCAAAGAACTTAATAAGGGGTAAGCCATACTTTGTCGGTAACTCTTGAAAAAAGCCATCTAATTGCTTAATTTGCTCTGCGTTTAATGTTATTGTCATATTTGGTTATTTTTACAAATTTAGGTAAAATTATTTAGCTGCAATCAATGCTTTCAATTCTTCTATTTGAGCTTGTTGCTCTTGCATAGCTTTTACTAACATTGGTATTAATACAGTTGTCTTAACTGACTTAATTCCTTCTTTATCAGTATCAACCATATTAGGGAATACCTCCTCCATTTCTTGTGCAACAAATCCTAATTGTTTTAAATCTTCTCCAATAAAATTAAAGTTTCTAACTTTCAATTTTAATAAGTTATCAAGTTTAGGGGTAGTATCAACTATATTTTCTTTTAATGTTTCATCTGATAAAGTACCATACACTCCAGTCCTATTTACTGTAGTACCGCTTGACCAAACAATAAATTTATCATTAGTTGTATCAGCACAAGCAATAAATTGAAGGTCTCCAGTTACATTTGGAGAAACAGTAGTATATCTAATGCTTAATCCATACGGCACAGCTGATGCTTGTGAAATAATTACACCATAATTCGAATTTTGAGAACTATATAATTCGTGAGATGCACCAGATGTAGAAACATAAGTTCCATTATTAGATGCTTTTAAAAATCCTGACGATGTGATTCTCATTCGTTCAGCAATAGCTACATCATTATAAGTTCCAAATGTAATGTCAGTAGCTCCGTTTGCTGTTGTTAATATTGTTGATTTTATAAATGACCTTCCGTCACATAAATTTATTGTAGAAGTATCACCATAAGCAGCAGAACCAGATAACTGCAATAAAGTTGCACCACTTGCAGGTCTTGCTAAATTTACACTACTTGAGAATGTAGCAGCACCAGTAGAAGCATTCATAGATAGTATGTTGCTAAAGGTAAAAGCACTACCAGCAGTTCCCGTTGCTGCACCTCCAAAACTGATAGTATTATTAACACCACTCATTGTTAGAATAGCTGAAGAAGAGGCATTTTTTCTTACCCAGCTTGACCCATTATAAAAGGCATTTGAAACAATATACATTTCGGCTGAACCACCTCCACCATTGTAGTTAGCGATTGCGTTACCTGCTATACCTTCAATAATTGGTGCAACAATTGAACTGCCCCATGCACTTAGAGAAGATATTGCACTTCCAAAACCTCCAGTTGCAAATACAGAATTACTAAAAGTAGCACTTGTACCATTTAAAGCACCAGTTAATGTACCACCAGATAAAGGTAAGTAAGTAGATGATGCAGCGCTTGTTGTTAAGTATGTGCTATTATCATAGCTTATTGTTGTGCCACTAATCTTTACAAAACCAGTACCACTTAATGCGTTTTGTTTGCCACTAAATTGAGTCTGAATTGAACTTGTAACACCCTTAACATAACTTAATTCAGTTAATGATGGATATGTGCCAGTTGATAATGAACTAATTACTCCAGTTGTAGAGAAGTAAGCAATCTCATTTGCAGTACCAGAACCACCAATATAAGTAGGTACGTTAATTACACCACCGCTATAAGTAGCAGCACCGCTTGTACCAGTTGTTGTTAAACTAATTGCACTTTGTGCTCTACCAGTTGTAAAGTATTGATTAGTACCTTCTGCAATGTTTGATGTTGTTAAAACAACAGTTCCAGAAGCACCGTTTACAGTTGTAACTGGGAAAGCAATATTCGTATTTGAAGCACTTGTGATTCTACCTTTGCTATCTACAGCTATTGTAGGAACCGCAGTTGTTGTACCGTAAGTACTTGCAGTAACTCCAGTGTTAGCTAAAGTTAAGGCAGCAGTAGCGTTTGCACTACCATTGAAGCTAACTGACCATGCAGCATCTCCAGTTGCAGAGATTGTTCTTGCAGTTGAAAGCACGTTTGCAGCGTTTGCTGTACCAGCTAAGTTACCTTCTACATTAGCAACCAATGTACCAACAGTATAACCAGTTCCAGTAGTATCTACTACGTTTGTAGGTTCGTCTACTAACCCAGTAAAGAACTTAAACTTACCAGCATCAGAAGCATCTCTAAACAATCCAGTAAACTCAATACGAGTTTGAGCTGAATCATAATATCTACCATAATATCCTATGTCTACAGCATCTGTAGTGTTATTATCGTTAGCAACCTCAAACAATGGGTCTTTAGAAGATATTGATTGAGTATTTACATAAGTGGCAGTACCATTGATAGTTAAGTTACCGCTTACAACTACGTTGTTAGGGAAAGTAACATCATTTGTGAATCCAACAGTTGTAGTATTACCTACAGTGTTAGCTGCTATTTGGTTAGTAGTTCCGTTTATTGTTGTGATACCTTGGTCAGTCCAAGTAGCTGTAATTGTACTTGCATCTTGTTCTGTTAAGGTTAAAGTCTTAGTAGATGTACCAGTTACTGCAGCAGATACGATAGAACGATTGTAAGCTGTATCGTATTGACCTAATTTAACTGTTGTAGGAATAGAATATCCAGCAGTTAAGCTAAGAATACCACTTCCAGAAGAATAGTCTAAACCAACAGCGTTTTCGCTGAAGGCTGCCCTTGAACGAGCATCTGTGTAATATAAGTTAGTGCCTTCGTCTAAGTCTGTAGTAGTCTTAGCATCAAAAGCAGTATTGAATCTTGCTTGAGTATAGTAAAGGTTTGTACCCTCTGCTAAATCAGTAGTAGTTTTTGTACCGAATCTTGAGTCGAATCTTGCGTCTGTCCAATAAAGGTTAGTACCTTCAGCTATATTAGTAGTTGTAAGGCTTATTGAAGCTCCTAATGCCAAAGAAAGGCCATTCACAGTAACTGAGCTATTAGTCAAACTTGCGTTAGGAATAGAACCTAAATTGAAGTTCCCAGTAGTGCTGTTGTAAGCAATACCAGTTCCAGCAGTTACACTTAAAGCACCTCTACTTCTTGCATTAGTAAAGTACAAGTTTGTACCTTCTGGCAAGTTAGTAGTTGTTTTAGTTGCAAAGTTAGTTGCAAAGTTTGCATCACCTCTTGCAGTTGTAAAATAAAGATTCGTTCCTTCTGCCAAGTTCGTTGTGCTCTTAGCAGCGAAAGCTGAATCAAATCTACCTTGAGTATAGTATAAATTAGTTCCTTCAGCTATGTTGGTTGTAGTACCAGCTACATTCTCCCATACAGCTAAAGAAGAGTTATATTTTAATATGTTATTATTAGCTACAGATGTAATTTTTACGTTATGTAAATCATTAAGCATATAGCCATTATCTACCTTAACGAAAATCTTACCATTATTCTTGTGAGAATAAACCACAAATCCAACTATTACTACATGATTTGGTGCTGTAGGTTTTACCTTTGTAATAGCACCTGGCGTAGTCGGAGAAAGATATAAAACATCTCCATCATTCCAATCTTCTAATTGTAAGTCTCCAGTAGTGTCAACATCAGTTATTAAACCACTTGAAGTTATATAACCTTCTTGATTGTTAGCTATATTTTCAGCTACTAATCCTAATGTATCGTCAGAATTAGCATCATTATTAGCTTGTGCTAAAGTAACAGCTAATCTTTGACCTTGAGCAGAAGCAATTTTAACTACTTGATAAGCAGCTTTATTTAATATGCTACCAGAGTTATTAAGAACTCTTGCAACTTCTTTTTGACCTATTGGCAATACTACATTGCCACCCATTAACCCTAAGTAATTAGTTCCATCTACTGTATTCCAGTACATCTTAGCTACAGCATTAGCTTCACCAGCACCAGTATTAAGTTGTAAGAAATCTCCTTGAACACCACCATCTACAGTTGCAATAGTGATAGTAGGAGTTAAACTATTAGCAACATCATTATAAGACCAAGTAATACCAGTACCATTTCTAATCAAAGCGGCTACTGTATCATCAATCAATTCCTTAATCTGTAAGCCACCTCCAGTAATAATCAAATCACCAGTAACGGTTAAATCACCATTAACGGTTGCAGCTAAAGTAGAAAGAGATAAAGCAGTATTTACTCCACCGCCATCTTGTACTGGCTGTAAAGTACCACTTACTCCAACATTATTAGCACCAATCTGTAATACTTGTCTATATGTATTTTTTACCGCTTTACCTTGAAGAGTAGCCATTATATTTTAATTTTTTTAATTTGATTAACCATTTTATATAGTTCTTCTGAAGCCGCCAAGAATAAGAATGGTCTATGGGGCAAATTTACTAAATTTCCATTACTCCGTTTAAATGTCTGTGCATAGCCCTCAAGTTTATTCATATTTAAGTTTCTATAATATGGTATTTGGAAAGATGGCCCAGTACCAAACTCTACAAATGGAGAGTAATAAGCAGTTGACCCAACCTTTGCTCCTGCATTCATATTATAAGGAGTGCTATAAATAGAACCCTTTAATTTGTAAGTTTCACCGTATGGAGCACGAGCCCTTGCGTTATTTTCTATATTAATCACACTTTGATTAATGATAGCTTGAACCTTTTGTGTAATAACATTAGGTGCCTCTTTTAACCTTCTTGATAGGTTAGTTATGCTACTCGTTTTATCTATTGAAAATGACATTAAGTAGTTTCCCAGGTTGTACTAATATTCTCCCAGAAAGCAGTAATACTATCCCAAGTACCAACTCTCTTTAAGGTAGAACAAGTGATTCTTAAATAATTCTTATTGTCAAATTCATCTATAACGCTGCTAATCAAGTAGATATTACCTTGATAAGCAATAGTAAGGTCATTAGAAATAGAGATACTTTGAGCATCTCTTATCCTAAAAACAATGTTATCTGATATAGAATCCTTACCAGCTATGTTTGTTTTATTTTGATTCTCCCTAAATATCTCAGCCCAGCAAGTATAATAGTCAACATCAGTTAAGACTTGACCACCAGCACCATCAGATTCTGATACTTTAGATTGAAAAGTAATTCTATTTTTTAAGCTACTTATCATTATAATATTATGCTTACTCGTTTAAATGGCTTCATTAGTTCGTATGCAGATGCTATGTTAGCATTTGGTTTGCTGTCCTCTACAGAAGATTCTCTGTAATCGTATAAATCAGCAAGTATCTTATACAAGGCTGTTTTCATCACTGCAGGAGTTGTAGCGTAACCACAAGTATAAGTAAATCTAAACTCCATGTGACTAAAAGAGTTCATGTATATTTTCTTATAGGTAGTTCCTAATACGTTGTATTGTGGTATAGTAATTTCTACCCAACTATCGTTATTCCAATATTCAACCTTAGTGATATTGTTAAGTGGTGCGTATGGTAGTTCAATGAACTCATCCACATAAGCTACAACTTGTAAAGTACGAGCCGTCATAGCCACACCAGCATATTTCTCTAATCTAACCCTTGCAGAAGTTATCAAAGAGCTAATTAAGTCGTTATCATCATCAAAATCAACCCTTAGATAGTTCTTAGCTTCAGACAATGTTATTGGTTCTGAAACTGGTTCTACTGTGGTTGTGACATCTCTTATAATCTGCATATACCGATATTTTTACAAAAATAACTAAAATATAGTAGACATAAAAAAGGAGGCAGTTTGCGGCTGCCCCCTTTATATTTTTAGCATTTATTATGCTACATAGCCTAAGCCACGTTGCCAAAATCTCCGTACACAAACGCTCCGTTATAGTAGATAGGGAAAGCGATTCTTGCCTCAACACGAACTGTAATCATGTTCTCAACAGCGTTGTTACCATCTTGGTCAAAGAATTGAACAGAGATACCATTACGTTGCATGATTTGAGCACCCATTGACCAGTCACCTACCAAGAACTTATCAACAGTGATTGCTGTAGACTTGAAGATAGGAATACCAGCGATAGATAATTGACCATCAGTTGTAACCACTGTAGAACCTGGTAAAGAGTACGCAGAGTTAGTGTTCTTAGTGTTTACGATAGCAGCCCAATCTGAAGGGTTAATCAAGATACCAGTTGCACTATAGTCAGAAGCCTCAACTTGTGCGATAGCTTGTACTAATTGCTCAACATCTACTGTAGAAGCACCAGTTGCAGCAGTTGCTACACCAGTAATACCTTGTAAGTTAACACCACTTCCAGAACCGAATAATAACTGAGCATCTTCAGCTACTAAGTATTTTTCTAACAAACGAGATTGTAAGAAAGAAGTCATAGCAGGAACGTCATCTAACATTTGGCGAGAGATTTTAACGTAACCAGCGATAACTTGAGCTGGAGCATTAGTCATAGCGATATCAAAGTCAAGTTGAGCTTTTGCACTACCTTGAGTTTGGTTAGCTACTGCACCTTCACCACCAGTTTCCTTAGGGAAAGTAAATAATCCTTGAGAGATTGTACCTACTGGTAACAAACTTCTAACGTGGATTTTACGAGAAGGTAAAGCATATACTTGATTAGCATATTGACGTGGAATATCTCCAGTCAAGTTAACTGCTTCTGTCATGTTACCTACTGCTTTAGTGTCCATAATGAAAGAAGTATTCTTCATTTCACCACGACCTAATTTTGCGATGTTGTCCGCATTCTTTTCAATTTGCTCACCTAAAGTGGCATTGAAACCTTTAAATTGATTTTCGTTCATTGTCTTACGATTGCTTTTTGCCTCTAATTTGTCTGCAGCATCTTTAACTACAGAGATTTGAGATTTTAATTCTTCTAATTCAGTTTTTAAGCCTTCTACTGCTACTGCACTTTCAGCTTTTGCATTTTCGATTGCTCCAGATACTTCTGTTTTGATGCCTTCGAATGCACTTTTAATTTCTTCTACCATTAGTTGAAAATTTTAAATGATTGTAAATATTTGTTTACCTCAATTTCAATGGAAACCATCGGGTCTTCTTCTTCTTCCAATGCCTCATCTTCTGATTCACCTACTGGTTGCAACTCAGTTGGAGCATCTACTGGCGGTTGTTCTTCCGAAGCGACTGATTCATCTTCTTCCATCTCAGCGAGATATTGTTGTAATTGCTTGAGCTTTAACTCTAACAAACCAAAAGTTTCATCAGTATAGAAACCATTTCTCAATGACTTAATAGTTTTAGCTATCTCATCAATTAGAGTTGACTTGATTTCAGACTTAACCATAACGGTTGGCGTATTAGAATTGGCACCCCATAAAACTGAGGAACCTTCAAACAATTTAATTTCTTGAATCTCGTTATATCCAGATTTAGCTTGAGACTTTACAGTCTGGAATCCAATGCTATGCTCTGTGATATGACCGTCTTTATACAGCTCATAAGTATCTCTACCTAAAGTTGTATTAGGCATCTTAACGATTGCCTTTAAACCAAAAGCATCTTCCACCAATTCCTTTGGCTTCGCTACTGGTTTGTCTGTAGAATGGTTGAACAAGTGCCAGATTCTATTCTTTGCTTGTGGGCCATTCTCTTTAATAGACTTTGTAAATGAGCCTGGCATGATTACATCGCCATCGCTATCTACATTACCAAACGCAGAATAGTAAACCTCAATGGTTCTTGTGTCATCAGACATATCGACTGGTGCACCACTAACTGCTTTCTTGTTATAAAAATTACTCATATATTTTTGTTTAAGCAATAAACACAGTACAACATCTACAGTTACAATTATTCATTGCACCTCCGTTTGCATCATGTGCGTATTGCATCTCAATTACTCCTCTTTCTGGCGTATTCACAAGGAACGGCTGATTAATCGGTATTCTTACTCCTCCAGCATCTGGATTGGTTTGTCTATCCAATGTTCGATGCCAACTTCTATACCTATTATTCTTAGCAGGATAATCTGCTGCCACCCATTGCTTTAGCAAAGGTATGTTAACAAATTTAACTGCACCCATCATACCAGCACTTAATGCTTGATGTGATTCCGTTCTTGCAATCAGCAGACTCCTTGCGTTGTTAATTTTCCCTTCTTGTAGGTTTTTAATCGCAAGTGAATTAACCTCGTTAAGACTCAAGTTATTTTCTTGTCCGTATCTAATAGAGCCGTTCAATATCCTTGTAATCTCATTCTTGGTAGTATTTTCAATTCCGTACATCTTAGTTCCGCTATAGGTTGTCCAATAAGACAACATAAACGCTAACCATTCATCCATGATGTTCAGAGGGTCTAAATCTACTGATTCTGCTTTTTTAAACTTGTCAAATATCTTTTCATACGTCATGGCAGTATATCCGCCAGTCGTCTCGTACAAAGTTCGTAAAATATTATTAATCTCTTTGCCGTCAAATAACGCATTCTGATTATTGATAGTTTGCTGAACTCCGTAATCCTTAACCAACTGAGCTGCTCTGTCAAAGTCAGATTGTAAAGCAGCCAATATTTTAGGCTGATACTCTCTTACTGACTTCCTTGCAATCTTTTGCTGCAAGGCGAACTGCTGAGAAGGAGTGACTATTTTAGCCATTACTTTACTGGTGGTATGTTGTAATCTCCTTGTTGTTGAGCATTTGTAGGGTCTTGTAACATAGTAAGCTCATCGATAGGTAAGTAACCTGCCGGGATAAAGATTTCATCCATAGCTGGGTCTGCTGATGTATCATAACGCATAGCTGCTCTTTTCTCGTTAGGAGTAATCCACCAAGATTGAGATAAGATACCAGAAAGCTCCTTCATATCTTCTTGTAACTCTGGGAACACAGTAATATCGAAATCGATATAGTAGCCATTGCCAATTTCTGATGCAAAGAATCTATTGAAAGCATCACGAAGTGCCACTAATTCTGGAAGTACTACTTGCGTAAGCATTTCCTTCTTAGCTTCTTTCATGTTGTTATAAGTCTTGTTATCTGGGTCGTTAAATAGTGCAGAGTTTACACCGTACACATTACAAAGTTCTCTAAGGGTAACTTTCTCAGATTCTAAAAGCTGAAGGTCGATAGGGGATAAGCCCATGTTAACCCAGCCTAACTTAGCACCAGCAATCAAAATCTTACCAGCGTTCTGAACGATTTGTCCTTGGCTCTTAGTTCCGTACTGATTGTAGAAATCTTCTTTTAACTTACCAGCTTCTTCTTGTCCAAAGTTATTAGACTCATCAGCATACAAGATACCTTTAGGGCCTTGATTCTGTAACATACCAACAGATGTATCTTTCGCATCGTTGCTACGCTGAACAGTTCTGTAAGCAGCTTGTAAAGGGCTAAGTCCGTATAATTGAGAGCCATTAGTGTCAA